CACAGATCGTGCTGAACACGCATGTCGAGGCGACATTCCTGGTGCCGGACGTGACGAAGGTGCTGGCGGTTCCCGATCTGCTCAAGCTTTACATGCAGCCAGCCATGGCTGCGCTAGCCGAGAAGATCGAGACCGACCTGCTGAATCTGTACGGGCAGTTGACGGCCAACACGCCGGTGGGCACGCCGGGGACGCCGATCACGGAAGCGGTGGTAGATGCAGCGGAGACGGCGCTGTTCCAGGCGCGGGTACCTGCGAGCGAGCCGAAGTATCTGGTGGTGGATGCAGCGACTTACTCGCAGTTGCGGCAGATTCCGCGATTCAGCGAATACCAAACGGCCGGCGAGGCGGGGCTGCGAGCGCTGGTGGACGGGACGGTGGGGAAGATCAAAGACTTCTATGTGTTCCGTTCGCAGTTTGTGGCCAAGACGGGCAGCTCTCCGGTGACGACGCACAACATTGCGTTCGCGCGGAACGCGTTTGCGCTGGTGATGAGGCGGCTACCGCAGCCGCTGCCGGGAACGGGCGCGATTGCGGAGTATGCCGAGCTGGGTAACTTCGGGATGCGCATCATCATGAGCTATCAGCCGAATACGCTGGCGCAGCAATTCACGGTGGACGTGCTGTACGGCGTGGCGGTGCTGCGAAACAACTTTGGGGTGCAGGTGTTGAGTTAATGGCGCGCGGGTGGGTCGGGAGCGTGCGCTTCCGACCCGCACCCGCGGGCGAGGAGGCAGAAATGGATCTCAGGGCGTATTACCGAAAGCTGAGGGAAATCGAGGCGAGCCTGGCGGAGGAGTATCCGGTGGTCGTAAGTCAGGAGACGCCGGACGGAGGGAAGGCGGGAGTGCGAAACGAGGTGCCGAGGCCGGTGGCGGCGCGAATGATCGTGGAGGGGAAGGCGCGGCTGGCAACGGAAGAAGAGGCAGCGGAGTACCGGCGGCAGCTGACGGAGGCCAGGCGGCGTGCGGAGCAAGCGGCTGCGGCGAATCGGATTCAAGTGACGGTCATTCCGGAGGCCGAACTGAAAGCGTTGCGCGGGATGCTGGAGAAAGGGCAGGGTTGAGGAGAGAGCGGGGATGGCACTTTTCACGGACGGGGCAGCGACCGATCTGGAGGGCTTGCTGGCTTACGATTCGACGGTGCTGGAAATGGCGCGACAGGAGGGGGTGGATCTGGGGGTGAAGCTGAAGCTGGCCTGGGAAGAGCTCGGGATCGAGCTGACTCGCTTTCTGGTCGTGGCGGGCAAGGGAGATCTGGGACTGCGGAACATTTCAGTGACGGCGCCTCTGGAGAAATGTCATGCTTTTCGGTCTCTGGCGCTGGCTTACTCCGATGCGGCGCACCGGCAACGAAACGACAGATATCGGGAGCGGGCAAAGGAGTGGGAGAGACAGGCGGCATGGGCGTGGGAGGCACTACTGGATACGGGGGTAGGCATCGTAGAGCGTCCGGTGGAAAAGGCGAGCATGCCGGCGGTGGAACTGGTGGAGTTGAGGGCGTCGGCTGCAACGTACTGGGTTCGAATCGCATGGATAAGCAGTTCCGGATCGGAAGGAGCGGCCAGCGAGGCGTCTATGGTCAGTGCATCGGAGAACCAGGGCTTACTGGTGACGGCAAGGGGGGCACCGGAGGTAGCCGTGGGCTGGAACGTGTACGTAGGCTATGCGGCGGACAAGTGCGGCAGGCAAAACGTCCAACCGCTGCGGGTTGGAGAGAGCTGGCGACAGCCGGCCGGGGATCTCGCCGAGGGGCTGCCGCCTGGGGTGGGCCAGAGCCCTGACTACTACCTGAGACGCGGCGGCATGTCATCCAGGGGCGGAGGCCACGGGCTGGACGCGCCGGGACTACTGTTACGAGGTTAGAGGCGAGGGAGTCGGACGATGGCGGCGTTAGGAAGCCAGGCGACGAGGCGAGCGGTCGAGCTGCTAACCGGCGAGGAGAGGCTGGCTGAGGAAGTGTCCCGGATCGCGGCGAGGTATGGCATGGAATTGCCCTGGCTGGGTGTGGAGCAGGTATGCGCGCAGAGTGTCAGCCACGAGCTGGCCGAGAAAACAACGAGCATCAAATATCCTCGGGTTTATATCTATTGCGAGGGGCTGGCGAATCAGATCAAAGAAAAATTTCGTACCTTTTCCGGCAAAGTTTATATGGCCGCGGAGATAAGAGTCACGCATGACCATCTGGAAAAAGTCACGGACCAGCTTCTGGGCTATGTGGAGGCGGTGACCAACCTTCTGGAGCGGAGTCGGGGTGTGTGGGGGCCAGGTCTGTACTATACGGGGGGCTACAAGGTGGAGTTTGGCGCAGTCAAGCAAGGCGGCAAGAACTTCTTACAAGGGGCGAAGATCAGATTTGAGTTGGACGCGAGTGCGGAGTGATGGTGAGAGGCGCGTGAGCGCGAGGGAGCGAAGAAATGGCGGGTTACGTCTTGTCTAGTGCGAACCGTTGGTACGTTGCGCTCGAGCAAAGATACGGGGAAGTGCCGAGCGTGGGGGCTGCTAAGCGCATTCCGGCGGTCAGACTGAGTGTTCGGCAGCAATGGGAGAAGCGGGATCGGCGTGACAAGAGAGGGAGCCGTACATTCGGGGGATGGCCGAACGGGCTGAGGAAGCGGACGAGTTTCTTGCTGCGGACGTACATGACAGGTTGGGTGGAGCAGAACGTTGAGCCTGGCTACGGGCCGTTGTTCCAGGCTGCCTTGGGCGGGCGGCCGGAATTTTTCCGAGGGGGCCCATTGGCGGCGGGAAGCACGGAGACGGTGGTGCGGTTCAGGGAGCCGCACGGGCTGGAGCCGGGGCAGGCGGTAAGGGTCGGCGATGAGCTGCGGTTCGTGAGCGCGGTAGTGGACGGGCGGTCGGTGATTCTGAATGCACCGCTGAGCCGGGCTCCACAGGAGGGGACGCCGGCAGGCACCACCGTGAGTTACCGGCCGGCGCTGGAACTGCCCAGCGTGAGCATTTACGACTACTGGACGCCAGCAACGGCAGTGCAGCGGGTGTTGTGCGGCGCCGCCGTGGATGTGTTGAGAATCCGCGTGAACGCAGATTATCACGAGTTCGAGTTCAGCGGAGCGGCGCGGGACGTGATCGACAGCGCGAGTTTTGTCAGCGGGCAAGGGGGGCTGGCCGTCTTCCCGGAAGAGCCGGGTCCGGGGAGTTTCGACTACACGGTGGTACCGGGAAATGTGGGTCAAGCGTGGCTAGGTTCGGCGGCCCAGCGCTTCTGGACGATTACGGAGGCCGAAGTGGTTTTGCAGAACGACCTGGAGTTACGGGATCGAGAGTTCGGGTCCGACGGTCTGCAAGGGGTATGGCCAGGAGTTCGGTCAGTGACCCTGGAGTTGGAGCTTTATGAGGTTGACAACCTGGCGACGAAAGAGCTCTATCAGGCTGCACGGCAACGATCGCCGATTGGAGTGATGTTCCAGTTAGGAGCCTTGCCCGGCCAGATTTTCGGCCTTTGGCTTCCGGCCTTGACGCCTGAAGTTCCGGAGTTCGACGATTCCGAAAACCGGCTGCGATGGAAATTCAGCGGATGTCGGGCCCAAGGAACTGTTGATGACGAGATGTACATCGCGTTCGGATAGGGGAGAGCGCCATGGATTACCAGAGCTTCCGAGTGATCGAGTCGAAAGTCTGTCCGGGCGTCAGTCTGAAGGTCCGGAAGGTATCCTTCGGGAGGAGAATCGAACTGCTGAGGCAAGTCAGCGAATTAGCGGCGAAGGCAGAGTTTCTGCAAGCGGGTGGGGATGATCGGGAGAAATTGGAGGCGGGGCTGCTGGCGAGCCAGGTGAATCGGATTTACCTGCGGTGGGGTCTTGCGGGCGTGGATGGCTTGACGATCGACGGAGAGCCAGCAACGCCAGCGAAGCTCATCGAGGAGGGACCGGAGGCCTTGTGCGGGGAGGCACTGATGGCGATCAAGGCAGAGTTTGGCTTGAGCGAGGAAGAGGAAAAAAACTAATTCTCGCCTTCCACTTTGCCATGTCGGACCAAGCCGGGTGGGAGTGCGAGGAATGCAGGAGAAACGGCTTGGAGGAGAGCCGGGGTTGCGCCTGGATACAGCAAGGGGATGCGGGGCGGCTGGTATGGGCGCGCCATGGAGTAGCGTCGCGCCGGTGCCCGCGGTCGGTGATTCGGGGTGACAGCGTGGCGTTGGTAGAGGCGTACTGGGCGTGGAAGACGCTGGGAGGGGCGAGATTCGAGGAGATGGAGGCGCGGCAAGTGCATGCGTTTCTGATTCTGGAAAGAGAAGTCGCGAGGTTGCGCGATGAGTCGTGAGATCAGCAACGTGATTGTGGCGTTTCAGGTGGCCGCCGGCGGGTGGAACACGCGACGAGAGGTGCTTTCCGGAGTGAGTCGGGAATTGTGGCCGCCAGCGGCAGAAGGATTCGAGAGTGCGGTTCGGGGTTTGAGTTTCCAACTGGAGCGGGTACGAGCCGCCAGCGAGAACCAAGCTGAGGCGACGAGCGAGAACACTGCGGCCATTGTGCAAAACACACTGGCGCAAGCGGGTCGCACGCAGAGCAGCGTAGCCAGCGTGGGGGGGACGCTGGCGAGGTTGTTCGGCAGCGGCCTGGGGCTGTCCCCGTGGATCAGGGGACTGGTTGGATTGTTCAAGGATGATGGGCCGAAGCCGGCGCCAGTTCTGGTGAAGTACGCACCGCCTCCTTCACTCCACGTGGAGGGGTGGATCGAGAGGGGAACGGCGGAAGAGAGCCGGCCCGAGAGAGGTAGCGGCTCGAGATGGGAGTCGCCGCAGGAAGTTCGGGGCGGGGCGGGGACTCGCCCGTTGCCGGTTGAGATTACGGTGCAGGTGCAAGCGATGGACAGCCGGTCATTTCTGGACCACAGTTGGGAGATCGCCAGGGCAGTGCGAGAAGCGATGCTCCAATCGCATGCGCTCAACGACGTGGTGAGCGAGTTATGACTTTTCCGAAGCTGAAGACCGGCGCCGCCAGCCAGTATCCGAGCGTAAGGTGCGTGCGGTACCGGACGGAAGTCTTACGCTTTCTGGATGGCAGCGAGCAGAGGTACCGGCTGATGGGGAAACCGCTCAGGTACTGGCGGCTCAATTTCGCCGCGGTAAGCGAGGAGGAAGCGAGGCGGCTGGTGAGTTTCTTCGAGCTCCAGCAAGGTGGTTACGGCGGCTTCGCGTTTGAAGACCCTTGGGAGGGCAGAACGTACGAAGATTGCAGCATGACGCGGGAAGAGATGCAGACGGTCTCGGAACGCGAGGGCCGGCAGCGGACGGAGATGGAGCTGAAGGAGAACAGGAAGTAAGATGCGATACTTTCCGCAACTGGCCGGCGGCGCGAGCGGCCAATTTCCCCTAGTGCGCAAGACGCGCCGAAGGACAGCACGTTGCGAGCAAACCGACGGCCGGGAATGGAAGATAGCCGACAACGGCATCAGGGAAGTGGAGTGGGTACTGGAATGGAAGGGACTGAGCCGGAGCGAATGGTCGGAGCTCGAGAGTTTGTTTCACGAGACGGAGGGACGAAGAGGGAGTTTCGTATTTCTGGATCCCTGGGACAATTTATTTGTATGGAGCGAGAATTTAGCCGAAGAGGCGTGGATCAAGGATCCTTACTTAGCATTGATTGAAGGGGTGGAAGATCCATTCGGCGGCACAACTGCGACCCGGCTGCGGAATGACGGCGCGACGACGCAAGGAATCGAACAGGCGCTGGCGGCGCCGGGCTGGTATCAGTACTGTTTCAGCGTGTGGGTGAGGGGAGGGGTTGGGGAGGAAGTGACGCTGTACGGCCGGACCGGGACGGCGGGGGAGGCGCGAAGGGTGAAGCTGTCCGGGAGGTGGCGACGGATGAGCTTGCCGGTAAAGCTCAGCGGCGGGGAGGAGCTGATCAAGTTCGGGCTGGAGGTTGATGCGGGTGGGAGCGTCGAGGTTTTCGGCATGCAGGTGGAAGCGCAGGCCGGCGCTTCGCAATACAAGAGCACGAGGCAGCGGGGAGGGGTGTACCGTGAGGCCAGATTCGGCGACGACGTGCTGGAAGTGGTGGCGGAGGGGCCGGATTGTTTTGCATGCCGAGTGAGAGTCGTAGCTGCGAATTGAAGGAAGGGCGGAAATGGGGGCGATAGCGGAGCTAAAAGAACTAGGGATCACGGAGACGCCGCTATTGCTGTTCGAGTGCCGGTTTGCGGACGGCCACGTAGAGAGGTGGAGCACGCATGAAGTGGAGTACGAGGGGGAGCGGTATGAAGCTCGCGTGCTGGGTCATCGGATTTTCGAGATACGGTCGGCGCCTGAGGAGGGGATTGACGCGACGGCCAAAGTCAGCCTGGTTCTGGCCAATACGGACTCGAAGTTCTCGCAGATTGAGCGGCTCCGCGGGTGGAAAGGCAGTCGCTTGCGTGTGCGGTTTCTGTTTTACGACCTGAAACGCGAGCAGGCGGCTTCCGAGAGCAAGGTGGTGTTCCAGGGAGTGGTGGGTCCTCCGGAAGAGATTACGGAGACCCAATTCCGGCTCACGGCGACGAACAGCCTGAGCCTGGCGCGGGTATGGTTGCCGGATATCCGGGTGCAGAGGCGGTGTCCCTGGAAGTTTCCCCGGACTGTTGGGGAGCGACAAGAAGCGATTGACGGCGGTTCGAGGGGGGAGTATTCGCCGTTTTTCCGATGCGGTTACTCGGCGGACCAACCGAATGGCGTGGGCAATCTGGACGGGGAGGTTCCGTTTTCGCGCTGCGACGGGACGAGGGTGGAGTGCGAGCAGAGGGGGATGTTCGACCGAGACCTTCGGGGGAATCCCACACGGCGTTTCGGCGGGGTGGAGTTCGTTCCGCCGACCACGTTGGTGCGGGCTCATGGGGAGCGGGGATGGCGCACTTCGGAAGCGCTCGAGAACGAGGCTCGCTACAACGATTTCGTACCCGTCATTTATGGTACGGCATGGATGTCTCCGCTGATTGTGTTTGCGAAGAACGACGGGAACCTCACGCGGATGGAGGTGCTGCTAGGAGTGGGGGAGATCGAGGGGGTACTCAAAGTTCTGGTGAACGACGTAGAGATACCAGCGGGGCAATCGGGGGCGGACATGACGGGGACGGGTTGGTACAACGTCGTCAGCCTGGGTAACCGGACTGGCGCCTTTAACTTGGACTTTACCGATGGCCAAGGACGTGCGCTGGGAGACTGTTACGGGAGTATGGCATATCTGTCGGTGGTGGTTCCGAACCGTCTGAGCGACGGTCGGTCCCTGCCGCGGATACGAGCGTTGGTACAAGGCCTGAAACTCGCGCAGTACGCCGATGACGGGACATTCTTGGGCAGGGCTTTCACGAACAATCCGGCGTGGGTGATTCTGGACATTCTACGGCGCTGCGGCTGGGCTCTGGATCAAATTGATCTTGCCAGTTTTGCGCGAACGGCGCGCTATTGCGAGGAGAAGATTACTGCGCGGGACTTGTACGGGACGGCCGTCGAGACGCCACGCTTTCAGTGCAATTTGGTGTTGAGGAAGAGAGCGAGCGCGGCAGAAATCATTCGGGGAATACGCCTTGGCTCAAGGTTGTATCTGACTTATAACATGGAGGGACGGCTGGAGCTGAGGTGCGAGAACACGTTGGCCCAAGAGCATCCGGAGAAGCCTGAAGGGAGCAACAGTCGCGAACCGCTGAACGGGGGATGGCCGGCTTATGAGTTCGGGGACGGGACAGACGGATTCTCGGGGATTCTGCGTCGGGGCAACGGTGAGCCGACGGTTCGGGTTTGGTCGCGCAGTACGGCCGAGACCGCGAATCGGTACACCGTGGAGTTCCAGGACGCCTTCAACGAATATCAGCAGGACAGCGTGTCGCTGGTGGATGTAGACGATGTGTTGCGGGCGGGGCAGGAGGTGTGCGCGACGCTGCCGGCGTTGGGCGTCGCTAACCTGGACCAGGCGTTGAGGGTGGTGAAGTTTCACCTGGACAAGTCGGTGGAAGGTAATACGTACATCGAGTTCGAAACGAGCGTGAAGGGATTCGGCCTCCGCCCTGGGGATCTGATTACGGTGACGTACCTGAAGGAGGGCTTCCAGCGGACGCCGTTTCGAGTGCTGAAGGTGGCGCCGGGAACGAATTACGGGCGGGCGCAGATTATGGCGCAGATCCATCGCGACGAGTGGTATCGGGATGACAACATGAGGAGCGGGGAGAGCGGCGGGCGGCATTGGAGCGGCGGGCCCGGTCGTCTGCCCAGGCCGCTCGGGGGGGTCGAGGTGGATGGTGACGGGACGGCGCGGCTTGGGATCGAGGAGCGTTACGGCGAGAGTGGGGATGGTGGGGCGGAGGTTAGCCTTGTGATACGTTTCTCTCCGCCGCGGCGACCTGAGGCATCGCGGGCGGAGCGGCCGCTGGTCAGTCTGGCGGCTGAAGTCCAGCCGGAAGGCGGCAGACTGCGTGGGGGTCAAGTGCTGTATTACGCGGTGAGTGGTGTAGACGACGACGGTTCAGAGGGTTTTCTTTCCTTTGTCGTACCTGTAGCCATTCCCGCGGGAACGGACACGAACCAAGTGACGCTGAAAGGTCTCCGGTTTTCTCGCGGCACGGCAGCTTTTCATGTTTACCGGGGGCCTTCACCGAGCGTGCTGTGGCGAATCGCAGAGAACCAGGAAATCACCGAGCGGTTTACGGACAGCGGTAGGGAGTATACGACGATTCAGCCGCCGGACGAAAACTTCGATCACGCGAATTTTTACTGGCGGTTTGAGTTGCAGCCGGAGTACGCCGCCAATATTTTCGGGGCTGACCGGATAGGAAACACGGAAGCGCGAATGCCGGCGGATGCTTACCAAGGCATGGTGGTGCGCATCACGCGAGGCAAAGGGGCCGGGCAAGAAAGGACGGTGGTTGCCAATGATTCGACCACGCTCGTCGTAAGCCCGAGGTGGGTGGCGATGCCGGATCACAGCAGTTACTTCGTAGTGGCGGAGGCCGGGTGGCATCACGGGGCTACCGCTCGAAGCAGCCCGGTGGAGTTCGTGGTACCGGACCGGCCGGGCGCGACGGTGCATGTGTCCGGTCGGGCTGCGAATGCGAGGGGAGAGGAATGTGCGGCAGAGCTTTCGCCCCTGGCGCGCTGGCGGTTGGGCAGCTCCGGGAAGCCTTACGATACGGGGCCGCCGGAACGGCCGAGCTTCGGGCTGGCAGCTAGGGGCGAGGGAATCGTTGAGTTGGTCGGGGTTGCCTTCGAGAACCTGGAGAACACGCGCACAGTTCAGGGGGCAACTCTAACCTTGCACTACTGGGACGAGCTCGAGAGCCCGACGGCATTTCGGCTGGCAAGAGCGGTGAGCGCGGATGGGAGCGAGCTAGAGCTGGCGGGCGGTACCGGGTCAGAAGGCGAGTATCTCCAGGTGGAGCGAGAACTGGTGCGGATCACTGAGGTAAGAGAGGGTGGCACAATTTACGTTGTGGAGCGAGGGGTTCTGGGCAGCCAAACCGCAGAGCATGCGGCCAGTGCTCGGGTGCATCGTCTCAAACGGAAGGTTTATGTGCTGCCCTTCGTGCGGGACTTTTTTGGAAGCCGGGCAAGCGGCGGCTATGCCCATCCGATCTACTTGCCGGACGCGAGGATCGCGGCAGCGGAGCTTTATGTGACAAACGCGCGGGGCCACAGCGAAACTGCAACCTTGTGTTTCACCAATACGGAGGACGAGGGTCTGCGGACGCTGTCGGGGGGGCAAATCACGTTACAGGTAGAGGGATTTCTGGCGGTCGAGAGAGGTGCGGTGCCTCCGTTCGTTGTGGACGAAACGCATTGTGTCCGAGATGTTTTCGCTCTAGTGGGCGAGCCGTCGGAGGGAGAAGCGATCGAGCTGGTGGTGCGTCAGGATGAAGAGCCGTACTGCGATCTCCGCATCGAGCCGGGAGAGAGGCTTTCCAATGTGGTCAGGGGCTTCGGTTTACCCCCGCTCCGCGCGGGATCGTTGCTGAGCGTGGATATCGTATCGGTGGGGACGGAGCGGCCCGGCGGAGACCTTACGGTGACGATACGGCTTTGAGGGCGGTGGATGTTCCTGGAAAAGCTCCGGCCAGATCAAGATCTTCAATGTTACTTTGAGCGGCCGACGGCGATCGCGGCACTGAGCGGGGCCAGCGCTACAGGGTTCACCCTTTCGGGTTGTTTCCGTCAGCAATTCGACTGGGCGGTGATCGAATGGAACCGGGATAATGTTTTCGAACACCCTGCCTTTCGCAGCCTGCCGGACGGGGACTTAAGCGGACTGATTCTCAGCTATGAAGAAAGGCGCGAAAACTGCATTCCGATGGACTCGGACGTGTACCCGACAGTGGATTGGCCCTACCTGCGTGTCTGGACCGAGGAGGACGAGGGGCCCGGCTTTTACCGCGTACCGTTGAGAGATTATGCCGAGCCCGTAGAGGGGAGCTACCGGCCAGCGGAGGCTGAGTTTGAGCTGCGGGGGCTGGCGACGGCTGGCGACTACGTCGGGCTGGCGTGGATGTGGGAGCACCACACGTATCAGGTCGTGGAGGGCGACACGCTCGAAACAGTGGCGGCCCGATTAGCAGAAAGCGTGAATACTTTCTCTGAAGTAATGCGGGCGGCAGTCAGTGGAGCCAGGATCCGTCTGATTTACGTGGGGCAAGGGCAGACGCTGGAAACGACCCGGAGCGGCGCAAACGGGAACCGCGTCGGGGCGTATGGTTTCGTCGCAGGAGCGAAGACCGAATATTGGGAGCCGTGGTACCGTCGGTTTGAGGGAGGGGTTTCGCCGAGCAAATGGAGGGTCACGCTCGACTTCAGCGATCTGCGCGATGAACTGGGCCGGCGGGTGCCTACTACGTCGGTGCGGAAGTTACGTTGGACCTATGCGGCGGAGTTGCAAGATGGGAGCTTTGCGCCATGCGAGTTCAAGGTTGAGGTCACCAACTGGGTGGTGAGAGGGACGGGGAGGACCCTGCGGGTGGCGGGTCCGGGAAGCTTGCGGATCGAGGACGACGCCAAAGAGGTCGAATATACCGGGGACTGGCGGTTGGCGAAGGGCAATTTTTCGGGCGGTTCGCTTCATTACACAGGACAGGCCGGCGCCACCCTGGCATGCCGGTACCGGCTAGCGAGAGGGCACCGTTTGTATCTCGGCGTGAGGCGAACCTATAACAGCGGAGCGATCGAGGTAGAGTTGGATGGTCGTCTGCGCACGATCGCGGATCTGCGCATACCCGGAGAGGATGTGCTGGTTCGCCTGCCAGTGGGTGAAGCGGGAGCAGGGGACCACCTGGTGCGGGTACGGCACGCCGGTCCGGATGGAACGTTTCTTTACTTCGATTTTGTGGAAGCGGCGGTGCCGACCGAGAATCTGCCAGTGTTGCCAAGCGTGGACTGGTTAGGGCTGGCCACGGACTGGGACACGGATCACTCGATGGCGCTGGCACCTGAGAGGACGGCCGGCATGATCAAGCAGCTGGGGCTGAGCGGACGCGTCAATCATTACACGGGCGCTTTGTGGTTCTACGAGATCGAGCCGGTGGGATATCGGTATGCAAGCGGGACCGTGCGCTTTGCCGGCACGCCGGTGTTCAGCGAGATCACCGAGCTGCGGATCGGGCATGCCGGCGAGCCCCCGGAGAACGATACGGTGATTCGTCACCTGAATCTGATAGGCGATACAGCGGAGACGATCGCGAGAGCGTTCGAGCTGGAGATCAACCGGGGATATACGGCGATTCGAGCCGAGGCCGAAGGCGAGGTCTTGAGGATATACGCCCGGGCGCCAGGGGCCGCAGGCAACGCCATCACGCTGTCGGGCAGCCCGACGGAGGGACCGTTCCGCGTCGAGGCAAGCGGGCCGAGTCTGAGCGGAGGATGGGACGGCCAGTGGCGCACGGATCTGGATGCGACCCCGCGCCTGAACCGTGCGGCGCGGGACTGGCACCGGAGCTTTTTCGCGAGTCTCAAGAGGCAGGGTCTGGGGGCAGTAGCCGCACTAAGTATGGAGTTGCAGCATGGGGATAGTTCGGAGGAGGCTGGCATCGCCCAACGATATCCCGACGGGGCCCCCGTGTTACTCAATACGCCGGCTGTGCAGACGAATTTTTCCGAACGGAGTTTGACGTTCTGGCGGCAAGTTTATCGCGAGCTGGCCGCGCTCATGAAGGAGGCCGGGTTGGAGCCTTGCCTGCAATTCGGGGAGGTGCAGTGGTGGTATTTTCCGAACGGGAGCGGGATGCCGTATTATGACGCCGAAACGCGCCAACAGTTCCGCGCGGTTTACGGCCGCGAGCCTGCTGTAATCCGGGGGAATGACGAAGATCCCGATGATCATCCGGAGGAGGCAGCATTTCTCGCAGGGATGCTCGGCCGATTCACGGAGCAGGTGGCGGACTACGTACGGCAGGAAATTCCGGAGTGCCGCTTCGAAATACTGTACCCGACCGATGTGAACGAGCCACGTTTCAACCGGGCGGTGAACTTACCCGAAAGGTATTGGAACAGTCGGGGGATAGAAGACTTCAAGACGGAGAATTTTCTGTTCACTTATGGGCGGAATCTGGACAAGGCTCGCCGGGGAGTACAGGTTTCGCGTCAACTGGGTTTCGCCTCGGCATCGCGGCATCATCTGGTCGGGGTCGGCGATCCGACGACTTGCTGGTTGAAAGAGGCCCGGCTGGCGCGCGCCGAGGGGGTAGGACAGGTGGTGCTCTGGGCTCTGGATCAGTTTTGCCTGGTAGGCTACCGTTTACCTCTGCCCCAGAGGGAGGGCCGTGCCGGGCGGCGCCGGTAATTTCGAGCCCGGTGAGTGTGGCTGCAAAGCAGGGCCAAGCACGCAGTGGGTGGCTGGCAGGTGTTATTTGGGTGGCGGGCTGCGCGCCGGCTAGGAGACCGGGCAGACGGCCTAAGGCGAGTGCTTCGCCTGAAACTCCTTGAGCATCTGCTCGAATTTCTGGCGCTGGCGCTCATCAAGCAGGCGAAGGATACGGTCTTTTCCCGTGGCGCGAACCTCATCCATTTGCGATTGCAGGGTGTGATAATAGGCGAAAAAGTCGTCGAGCACCTTTTCCAGTTCTGCTGCCTGTTGCGGCGTCAAGTCGAGCTCCTTGCGCAGGCGTTCCAGCGTAACCTGCTTGCGAGCTTCCTCCCAGGCGAGGGCCCGAGGGTTGTGCGCGCGGGGGCCCGCCAGGGTCATGAACAGCACACCCGCCGCCACCCCGCAGACGAAGACAAGTAAAAGGGTGAACCACACGCGAGGATTGCGCAAGTAGGCGATACAACCCGGCTGCATGTGAACCTACTCGCGGTACGTCGCCAAGGTCACCAAGACCGTCTGGCGATCCCGGTCCGGGTCCATCCCCAGATCGGACGGATGTTCCTGAACCGCTATGATAGTGACGGCCGGTTCCGGCGGTTCGGCTTGGTGCATGAGAACGAAGGAGCCGATCAGCAGCAGCGCAATCAGCGACCCTGCTGCGAGCCTCCAGGCAAAGGCGGGATCGAGCAAGGCGGTCCAAACCGAAGTGCGGCGGCGTGCTTCCACACGCTCCCAAACCCGGTTGTAAAAACCGGGAGCCGGGGCCATCTCGTGCTCGCAGCGCAGCGTCCTCATCCACTGGGTGAGTTTGCGGTAACCCTCCACTTCACGCCGGCATTCCACGCAGGCCTCGAGGTGGAGTTCGACCGTGCTGTCAGGTTGCCGAGTTCCCGCCAGCAACTCTTCCAGGCGTTCGCG